CCAGCAGATGAATTAATCGTTCCGTATACAGCTACCTCATTAGATGATGCGGAAGCGGTTATTCACACAATTAAAATTTCTGAAAACGAATTAAGAAAACAACAAGTTAATGGTTTTTATTCTGATATAGATCTGGGCCCTCCTGGGACAGATGTTAATGACGAATTAAATAAAAAGGAACGTGAGTTAGAAGGTACAAAGAAATCTGGTAAACAAGAACCAGTTTATACTTTGTTAGAGTGTCACGTAAACTTAGACCTAGAAGGTTTTGAAGATCAAGGATCTGATGGACCAACAGGAATAAAATTACCTTACATCGTAACAGTCGAAGAAGGTAGTAGGAAAGTTCTTTCTATCAGAAGGAACTATGCGCCCGATGATCTAAAGAAAAGTAAGATCCAATATTTTGTCCACTTCAAATTTCTGCCAGGACTTGGATTTTATGGCTTTGGACTCATTCATATGATT